AAAATGGTTAAGACTAAAGCAGTCGAGAAACAGGACATTCAAGCGGGTAAATTATTCCTTGAGTATTACTTAGGTAAACCCGAGACTCAGATAGATATTAAATCTACTGAAGGTGTTAACATAGACTTCAAAGAACTATTCAAGTTTAAGTAGTGATAGAGCTTAATAAGAAGTATGAACTGCTAGGAGAATCATCTAGGTACTTTGTTGTGACAGGCGGGCGTGGTAGTGGTAAATCTTACTCAGTTAACTCTCTGCTAGTAGCGTTGACTTATGAGAAGGGTCACGTTATATTGTTTACACGTTATACAATGGCCTCTGCTCACATATCTATCATTCCCGAGTTCATAGAGAAGCTAGAGGAGTTAGATAGAGTAGAGGACTTCCATATCACTAAGGATGAGATTACAAACCTACACACAGGTAGCAAGATTATATTCAAGGGTATTAAGACCTCATCGGGAGACCAAACCGCAAACCTTAAGTCGTTACAAGGTGTGACTACTTGGGTACTAGATGAGGCAGAAGAGTTAGTACACGAAGATATCTTCGACAAGATAGACCTATCCATTAGAGCAAAGCATAAAGACAATAGAGTCATTCTAATACTCAACCCTACGACTAAAGAGCATTTTATCTATCAAAGATTCTTTGAGGGCAGAGGTGTTCAAGGCGGAAGCAATATGCGTAAGGATGATGTCACTTATATACACACCACTTACGAGGATAACAAAGAGAATCTATCAGATAGCTTTCTAAAGCAAATAGAGACCACTAGAGAGCGTAGACCCGAAAGATATAAGCATCAGATACTCGGAGGATGGTTAGAGAAAGCAGAGGGCGTTATATTCACTAACTGGAAGCTAGGTAAGTTCAGAGAGATTACACCATCAGTATTCGGGCAAGATTATGGATTCTCAAATGACCCTACAACTTTGGTACAGACATCTATAGATAGAGACACTAAAACAATCTACCTTAAGCAACATATACACAAGCAAGGGTTGACAACTTCTAACATAGCAGATATGAATAGGAGGTTTGCTAAAGATAGCTTGATAGTAGGAGATGGTGCAGAACCTAGACTGATAGCAGAACTAAATGCTCTAGGTAATAACGTAGTACCCGCAATCAAAGGTGCAGACTCTATAGTATATGGTATCTCATTGCTTCAAGACTATGACCTAGTAATTGACGAGGATAGCGTAGACCTAGTTAAAGAGTTAAACAACTACAGTTGGTTAGAGAAGAAGTCTCAGACTCCTTGCGATAAGTTTAACCACTTAATCGATGCGATTAGATATGCAGTTAGCTATCAACTAAGCAACCCTAATAGAGGTAAATATTCCATACTATGATAGAGGAGATAACAATAGAAGAGATGGCTCAGTATGTAGAACAATATATCTACGAAGCTAAAGGTGTTCGTGTTAAGTTGATAATGAACCCTAGAAGCCCTAGACAATCGTTCAAGATGTTGAGCGAGGCGTACAGTATGGCTCTTTACTATAACAGATTCTACAGATATTAGTTTATTATATATGGAAGTAAATTTAACAGTACCTAAAGACCTTAGCGAAATAACCCTAAAGCAATACCAAGACTTTCTAAAGATACAGTCTAAGAATGACGATGAGGAGTTTATCGCTCAGAAGATGATTAGTATCTTTTGCGGTATATCTATGCTAGAAGTGTTAAAGATTCGTGTAACGTCCTTAAATGACCTTATAGAGCATTTTACAACTATCTTCTCTGAGAAGACTGAGTTGGTAGAGAGATTCACTCTAGATGGTGTAGAGTATGGTCACATTCCAAAGCTAGAGGATATGAGTTTCGGAGAGTATATAGACCTAGAAACTAACATAGCAGACTTTGACAGTTATCACATAGCAATGAGTACATTCTATAGACCTATCACAAATAAGGTTAGAAATATGCACGACATAGAGGAGTATAACCCTTCAGAAGAAAAGCAAAGGGCAATGTTAGATATGCCTTTAAATGTTGCACTAGGTGCGACGGTTTTTTTTTACAATTTAGAGACCGAATTACTAAGATGTATCCTCAGTTATTCAAGCGAACAGATGAAGGAGATGAAAGTCAAGACTTCTCAAGTAGAGGACAATTCGCCAAGCAATGGGGTTGGTACACTTCAATATACGCAATCGCAGATGGAGACCTTACAAGATTCGATTCAGTCACGAGACTTAACCTTCTTCAATGTCTCACGTATCTCACATTTGAAAAACAAAAGAACGAAATAGAACAACAAGAATTAAATAAGATAAGAAAATGATGTACTTCGATTTAATAGACAAGCTAAAGAGTCATATGGATACTGACCCAATTATCAACACCACGACTAAAGGAGATATCTTTAAGGTTGACTTGTCAAAGCAATCTATATTCCCTCTGTGTCATATCATAGTCAACGATGCTACATTGAACGAGAATGTTATATCTTACTCAATCAGTATTATAGCTATGGATATAGTAGACTTTTCTAAGGAGGAGTCAGACGGTTTTGTAGGTAGTGACTTCATAGGAAACAACAACGAAGACTTCGTACTTAACACAATGCTACAAGTCCTAACTAGAGCGTATGAGATGCTAAGACGTGGAGACTTGCATACAGACCTATTCCAAGTAGACGGCACTCCAACGTGTGAACCTTTTACAGATAGATTCGAGAGCGTTGTAGCGGGTTGGACTATGAACCTTACAATAAACGTTCCTAATGGAATGTCTATTTGCTAATGTCAGAGGTGCAAAAATATCTAGATGAGTTCAGAAAGAATATCATCTCTGAGGCGAAAAGAAATCTCCGTAAGCAAAAGACTAGCGGAGAACTATCTAAGTCTCTTAAATCGCGTGTAAAGGAGTCTCCTAACAGTATAGAGATTACCTTCAAGATGAAACCTTATGGCTTCTTTCAAGATAGAGGGGTTAAGGGTAAGAAATCGGGTAAGTCATTAAGTGGGTATAAGTATAAGCGGAAGGCACCTCCCGCCTCTGCATTTAGCCAATGGGCTATAAAGAAACTACCTAAACAAACTAGAAACAGTAAAGGTCAGTTTGTATCTAGGAAGAGTTTACAGTTTGCTCTAGCTAGACACATATATAACCACGGTATCAAACCTACCTTATTCTTTACTAAGCCATTTGAGAAGCATTATAGAAGACTACCCGATGAATTAATTAAGAGGTACAAATTAGATGTAGATAAGTTATTTAAGCAGATAGAGAAAACAACCCTAAAGAATAAGAAATGAGTAGAATATTTAGTAGGTCGCCTTACATTGTTGAGATAGATGAGTCGGGACAAACATCTAGCAAGATAGAGTTAACATTATGGACTTCGGGAGTTGAACCTAACGAACCTCAATACATTCTCTCTAAGAATATACCCGCTAGTAATCTTACTCAGACTTTATACAATGTTTCCCCTTACATTCGTGAGTATTTTGACTTTAATGAATACTCAAGTAGTGCGGGTTCTTATGGTTTAGCTACACCTGTGAAGTTTAGGGTAAATGTACGCATTAAGAGATTCGCAACAACATCTAGCGGTGAGTCAGAATTAGACAACACGTTATACTACGCTTTTGATGGATTCGGTAAATATGAGGAGGGTAATAACCCCGACTTAGGACAGGTTCTATTATCACAAGGTACTTATAGCTATCACAAAACAAACGACTATAATAGTCAAGCGGGTCTGTCGGGTTCTATAACAATAGATGCTAAAGCGGGAGACGTTGTTACTTATACTAAATTAAATTCAAATATCGTTCACGCAGTAACCATAGCTACTGATGGTGTAAAAGAATTCGATAGACTTTACACACTATATCGTGGGTTCGGTAATAGGGTTTCTTATACGGACTCTAACGGAGATGTTATATGGACTGCGACATTTAAACCTATTGAGGAGTGTAAGTATACACCTGTATATATTGACTTCATTAATCGATACGGTGCTTGGTCTAGAATGTTTATGTATAAGACATCTAAGAAGTCTCTAAGTGTTACATCTAACGACTACAACCTTATGCAGTCTAGTTTACCAAATTACGATGTTAAAGAGGGGCAAAGAAAACAGTTTAATGTTAACGGTCAAGAGTCTATTAAGGTTAATTCGGGTTGGGTACACGAAGACTTTGGTTCACACCTACAGGAACTAATAATGTCTGAGAGAGTTCTAGTAAACAATAGACCCGCTAAGTGTAAGACCACTTCTCTGGATATTCAGACAGGACTAGACAACAAAACTATATCATATAGCTTAGATTTTGATTTTAACAATGACTTTATTAACTCGGTTGTATAATGAGAAGCGTTCAAGTATATGTAGAGGGAATGCGATTAGAGTTATTCCAAGACGAGAATATAACAGTCAACTCTAGTCAACAAAATATCAATGATATAGCTTCGGTAATGACCGACTATAGTCAGACCTTTAACATTCCCGCTTCTAACAACAATAACAGAATCTTTGAGCATTTCTATGAGTCTGCTATAGATGGTTCACTAGACCATAACATTAGGAGAGATGCGTTAATAGAGATAGACCTAGCTACCTTTAGAAAGGGTAAGATAAGTATAGAGAAAGCGAGTCTAAAGAACGGACAAGCGGATAGCTATGCGGTTACATTCTATGGCGAGACATTAGCTTTAAAAGATAAAATGGGTGAGGAGTTGCTAAAAGACCTAGAGGAGTTGTCTAGTAGTTCTTTTTCATACACACCTAACAACGTTTTAGCAGAAGTTCAAGATGATACCTTTAGTGCAGTTAAATTCCCATTGATAACCAATAGGATTCTATCCTATGGAGATGGAGAGAGTACGGATATATCTCACACAGGAACGAACGCAATAGTCACAGATGAACTATTTCCCGCAGTCAGTATAAAGACTATATTTGACGCTATAGAGACTAGATACGACTTACAGTTTAACGGCACTTTCTTAGACGATGATAGATTTAAGAAAGCGTACCTATATTGTAAGAACGCTAACGAGTTTCAATTCATTACAAAGAACGTACCTTTTAACGTTGCTAATCACTCTGCGGACGTAACTAATTATAACACTACTATACCCTCTGCGGATTACTTCGAGCAACCTCACAAATTAAACATATTTCACACGCCACAAGCAGAACTATTCCCTAGTGTATCAATACCTTCTGATAGTGCCGTAAACCTATTACATCAAGTTACCGTTAAGGGTACAAATGTTTCAGACTTAAATGAAACTTATTATATTGATGTTATAAGAAACGGAGCTTTAGAGAGAACTATCACGGGTGTAGGAGACACTTCTAATAGAGTGGGTTCATTCAATAATCAAAACGATTCACTAAATGAAACCTATGAATTTAAAGTTAGAGCGACTAATGCGATATCTTTAGATGTAGAGATTGAATACGCTCAAATCTTTGAGGTTGTAGACTTTAGCCAATCCCCCGCAACTTTTCAATCCTATGAAAACTATTTTAGAGCAAGTGCAACCGTTACACTACCCCAAGAACTAGACGTTACTCAGTACATACCCAAAATGAAAGTAGCAGACTTCTTCAAGGGTATTCTAAATATGTTTAACCTCACTTGTTACGGTTTAGGTAAGGAGAATAATGTGGATATATACCAAGTTGAACCCCTAGATGACTGGTATCAAAAAGGTGCTATTATAGATATTACACCTCACGTTGACATTGAAGACATTGAGGTTAGTAAAGTTCCTTTATACAAGAACATTGCCTTTAATTATAAGCCAAGTAAATCGGTTACAAATGAACAATTCACAAAGCTATTCGGTAGGTCTTACGGAGATACTACTAGTGGGTTTGAGTATGACGGAGGAGAGTATAAAATAGAACTACCATTTGAGAACTTAATGCACAATAAGTTTACAAATACTAATCTTCAAGTAGGGTTTAATATTGACGCAAATTTATCTCCATATATACCCGAGCCTACTATTTTGTATATGTACGAGAGTCAAGACGCAGACTTTAAGTTAAATGACGGTGATTTAGGCACTACAAACGAGTTAACAAGCTATGTACCCTTCGGTCAAGATGTTTTACACAACGGAAGTGCTAGAAGTATCAACTTTTCTGCAGATTATAGTACACTTTTAGATGAACCATCACAAAGCAACCTATTTAGTGACTACTATTTCCCTTACTTAAGCAACTTATATAACCTAAAAAATCGTAATGTAAAGGTAAAAACAGTCTTACCTGTGAGTATATTGACTAATTTAGAGCTAAATGACCGCCTAATTATACGAGATAAGAGGTATATTATCAACTCAATGAGTAGTAACATCACTACGGGAGAGGTAAATCTAGACCTTTTACACGACTTTAGAGCAGTTATAAACGAGAATATTAACGGAGGTATAGGTGTTTCTGAGCCATTGTTACCCGATTTGAACGCTCAATGCATAGATATGAGGGTATTA